ATAGATTAAAAAAAAACAATTGTAAATAAAAAAAAGTCCTTTCGGACTTTTAAATTTTTATTATATGAAGTAATATTAGTATACCAAAATACATCTATCAGGTTGTAAAGTTACCTGAATATTAACCAAACCTTCGTTAGCGTATCCTAAACTACCAAATCCCGCGTTTGTAATGAAACATCCTTCCATAATCCATTTTTCAATAACAACACCGGTTGGGTCAAGCATTTCCAAATCAACATTCTTTTTATAACCGGCTGCGTAACCCATACGACCTGTAACAGATTCAGCATGTAATCTAACCCATTCCATCAAAGCTTGTGATGCCGAAGGACCAATTGGGTCAATAAATGTAACTTGTATAGAACTCCACTTAAATTTTCCTGCAACATATGTTTCAGTATTCAAAAATGGAATTGGAGTTGAGCCGATTGTAATAGTTGGTCTTGACGCTGCTTGTACGAACCATTCGTTAATACCCAACGAAGACGGAAATCTTAGAATAAATCTATTCTGTCTTTTTGGCTCGTAAGGTACGGGCATTTTCATTAGCAAATCTGCCATATCATTTAATTTTTTTTCGTTTTATTTATTTATAAATATATCAATAAAAATATTTTTTATTTACTTTAGTTTTTTTTTGGGGATAATTGCAATATATCCAGTTAATTATTACTTATTTCCATAAGGTTTTTTAACTCCTCCTTTTGTAGTTACGTAATTAATAATACTATCTGGTCTATTTTTATTTCTATCATAAGAATATTCCAAATTACTTTCATCATCATCTGAAAAATATATAACAGGATTAAACTTATTTGAAATTAAATTTTTAATGTTGTAGGGTTTATGTAGTTGGTTTGAAATGTATTTAACATAACTCTCAAATTCACGTAATTTTTCATTTTTTAATTTTGCCGGAGACTGTGCGGTTCCCTTCTCAAACGTAACAGGATAATATCTGTTCATATCCATGTAAGCATCAATCAATTCATCATCTGGCATATCTTCTTCACCAGCAATGTTTCTGTATTTTCTTAAATTCTTAACTAACTCTTGTTTTGAAATTCCTCTAAAATTACCGTCAATCATTTTTTCAATTGTACTTCTTATCTTTAAAGGTGAATGACCACGAGCGGTTATGATTGAAAATATTGAACCTCCATTAATTGCATCTCTAAAATCTTCCCAAGCAGGACCTGGTTTACCTAACATAGCATCAATTGTAAACATTTTATCATGTTCAGTACTAAAATACCTAAATGGATTATTTGCTAAACCAACAATAGTATGACCCTTGTATTCAAAATCTTCATTTCCAACCATGTCTTTGTATTCAGCCCAATCTTCAGTTGACATTCCTAATTCTTTTCCATTTGAGTCTAATACGACAATCTTAGTGGGCATAATCATAATATTATCATCCCAATCAAATGCCCAATATACCATATCGGGAGTATTTTTTTCGTCTTGTTTTTCGGATATATAAAATCTCATAATAATAAATATTATATAAATTAAAAACCCCCACTTTCGTGAGGGTTTTTATAGTTAGTTGTTATTAAATGTTCTCAAATGATGCTCCTGTTGGAGTGATTAAGAACTCAATGTCAATAAATTCAAGAGCCTTTGTTGGTTTGATGTAAATCTTACCAATTAATTGGTTTCTATCTAAGTCTTCAGGAGTGTTTTGAACAACAACTCTAAAGTCATACAAACCTCTGTCTCTTCTAATTGCATCTAAGATTGGGTTAACCGCATCTAAGAATTGTTGTCTTACAATATCATCGTTTTGTTCAAACAATAATCTTACTGCCACAGCAGAAATCAATTTACGCGCTTGTAATAACAATCTTCTTACATTAATTCTGTCTAATGCGGACTCTCTAACTTGTAAAGTTTTGTTACCCCAAATTACAGTTCCAACGTCGTTGAAAGTTGCGATTGGGTTAATTCTACCTTTGTATAGAGTATCTCTATCTTCTTGAGTTAATTTCTTACGAGCTTTAACCGCATTTACCAAACCTCTTGTGTAACCCGCAGTTGCAAACCAAGGGAAGGCGATGTTATCAGTTAATGCTAAATTTCTCGTTACCTCAGCAGTTGCCGGTAAGTAAATCTGTGTATTATTAACAGTATCACGAGTCAATACCCATGGGTAGTAAGTTGCAGTGTAGTTAGAGTCTAAACCTGCAGTTTCTAAATTATCAACCGCTTCTTGTGGGTAGATTAAATTAATTGAATCTGTAGATGTTTGATATAGATTAAAGTCAGGTGTAGTTGTAACATACAATGAATCTGCTCTGTCGTTTTCAACCATATCAATTGCATATTCTACAACTCCACTATTGTTAAGATAATCAACACCAGGAGTTACAAATAAATTGATATTAACTGCCTCAGGATTTGAGAAAGTGCTAATACCTAAAAGATATGCGTAATAGTCAGTATTTGCCCAATCCGTACTATTGTCGCCCACAGTTATAGTTTTGAATAATTTACCTGAAGCGGTTGGGTATCTTGTTGAAGAACATGCCCCATTTAAGAAACCTGAACCACCTAACGCAAATCTGTCTTGGTTGGTACGATTTTCTCTATAGATGTCCCATCCATCAAATCCCCCTTGGAATACTAATGTAAACTTACGAGAATATAATCTGTAATATGGATTAGACTCACTTGTAGGTTCTGATTGGAATGTTGCAACTCCACAATCAAACGCTGGGTCACCTGAAGTTGTAAAAGAAGTACCAATAGTAATTACTGTTGCCCCACTATCCATGTGGAAACCTTGTGTTCTCACACCCCATTGGTCATATTCGGTTGCCGTACAAAGATTTGGAGGATTTATCTTACCTTTATATTGTAAGAAATCACTATCAACACCAACTTTTGTTGAGAAACCTAAATAAGTTCTTCTAACGTTATCTCCTGCAGATGCTACAGCATCGTCTCCTGAAGTTGAACCAAATGGAGGATTACTAATGATTTCACCAGGATAATCATACTTAGTTTTATAAATTGGGAATGGAGGTAAATTAGTTGGGTAAGTTGAGTACTGTCTTGTATTGTAACCTTCAAAACCACAAGGGATTGCAGTTGTTGGAGCTTCGGGATTAACCTCAACCATTATAAATTTAGAATTAATTGCGTATTCTCCATCTGCAGAACCTATCTTTTTAGCCACAAAACTATTTTCGTTAGGGTCCATAGTACAATTAGTAAATTTCTCAAGAACAACTGGATTTGCATCCGTGTCATAAAAATCTCTAACTATGATATCAAATGTCAAATTATTAAATGACATATTCGCAATTGAAACTTTAATTTCTGTATTAGCCTCATTACCATCAGAGATTGATAAGAATCTAAACAATTGGTAAACTTTATTACCTCTTAGTTCTGATACAACATAAGGAGTAACAGGTGTTTGATATCTTTCAGTATAGTTACCTATTGATGTGGATTCTGTACTTCTCGCACTATCTAAAGAAACTAAACTTGAACTGATACCTCTAATAAATCCTTGGTTGTATGCATAAGATAATAACGTTGGGTAAATCTCCTCAACAAATAAAGGAATAGTAGTTCTGTCTTTTGAGAAGTTAGTTCTACCAAAAACTTTATTCATATAGCTGGTGTCGTTATCATTCAAGGAAGTTTCAAACTCAAAATTAGTATTATCAATTGTATTACCACTAACTTTAAATGTTAGATATGGATTTTCACTTACCCCTGAATATGCTCCTGTGGTAATTAACGCAACATCACTAGTACCTGATACTTGGTAAACAGGACCATGAGTATTACTATAAGTTGATATGCCTCTTGAACGAAGGGTTGCAATAACTAAGTTATTATACTCTTCATATGCAGTTCCACTAAAAGTGTAATAAACACCTGATACATTACCTGTATAAGAACCAGCAGTTGCTCCTGTTTTTGTATTTGCAATTACACTATAGAAAGAATAACCTGTGTAATTATTTCCTGTCGTAGGATTCCAATTAGAGTAGAACCAAGCATCATTTGTACCTGAAGCGTAGTTAATAGTTGCTGTAGATACGGTATCAACCCCAAATACGTTTGTTTCCGCAGTATATGTAGACGATAATGTAGTATAACCTGTAACAGGTCCAAAATAATAAATTGTGTTTGCCGATGATGATATATTACCAAGAACAGTTGTAATTAAAGTATTTAATGATTCTTGGATTGTAGATGACCCTCCGGCAAATGTTGTATATGTTGCAGTTCTGTTAGAATCAATTATTGATGGGAATGTACCAACATAATTATATGTTCCACCAGTATTTCCTGAGAACGCTACGTTATATGGAGTTCCAACACCATCTAATCCCATAGTTGTAACATCAGGATTTGCGATTGTCTTAATTGACCATGATGGACCCGCATCATATCCCGATAATCCTAAAACTCTTGTAACAAATAATTGATTAGATTGTTGTAAGTAGGATTTCGCAATGTAAGCCGCCTCATATTTAGGGATTTGTGTGTTTACAAATTTTTCAGCTGAAGTCCCACCAAAGTAAGTTGAGAATTCATCATAACTTGTAATAAAAATAGGTTCAAACGCTGGTCCTTTTAAGGTTTCACCAACAATACCTAACGTTGTGACTCCCACACTTTGTGCCACAAACGACAAGTCTCTTTCCGATGTGTATACACCCGGAGATACGAAAACTTTATTAGATTCTGCCATTTTATTGTATTATTTCTTTTTATTTATTGCATAAATACTTTGAAAAAATACAAAAACCTTTACTTTCAGTGTAATTAAAATAATATGGTATGAAAAAAATATCTTTTATTCATACTTATTATGTATGAACATTAAGAACCTTAAAATCTCTGAAGAAACTCATAAAGTACTAAAAAAGTACTGTGAGAA